TCCATGCTGGGTTCGAACCAGCAACCAACGGGTTATGAGCCCGCTGCTCTAACCAATTGAGCTAATGGAACTGTACTACTTTAATCAATATTCGGTCGATTCACCAACAACATTGGCCGCTTCGTCGAACTTAGCGTCAACCGTGAATTGACCGGACTTAATCACATTATATAACTTTTCAGCGGCCTTGTAGACTTCTTCAGACGGGAAACCCAAAGCCGAAATCTTGAAGTTGTAATATTCCTGATTCTGTGCATTGGTGTCCGAGATTGAAGCCAACTTGTACACACGGCTGAACGAATCACCACCATTCATGCGGATCAATGAGTTCCAATTACGCGAGACTTTCAACTTCGACTTCGACATTGAAATGACTGCTTCTTGGATTTTGTTATCGTGCAACACCAAGACGAAATGTTGAGCCGTTTCAACGATGTCAAAATCGTTGCCCTCTTCAGCTGCTACTTCAGCCAATCGATCTTCGGCTTCGGCTTCGCTTAAGAATGAACCACGGAAGCCACCACCTTTTTGGCGGTCTTTCCAAATCAGGAACTCTTTGCGGAAAAACACGGGGATGACCATCACATCTTTGCCATACAATTCACGGGTCACGTTATTATAGATGTCGCCCTCTTCACACCCCTCAATATAATTGGGGTCTTTCTTGTTACGGGCTGGGGATAATGATTGTGTAACTTCGACACGCGGGATGACTAAATCCTCCGCACCTACGTTTTCAGATCCACGACCTTGCCCAGCTTGATTTTTCAAGTAATCAGGTAGTTCACCTTGCACCATTGCCATCACTTCATTTTTTTCGCTCTTAGCCATTTCAATACTCCAATTTTAAGTTTAATCGACACGATTGTCGATATATGGATTATACCACACTTGATGACGTGTGTCAATCAAACAATTTGTCTGTTTTAGATTTCTCGCGGGTGATCGATGCTCGCGTGAATGGAGTCACTTTGATTAAGTCTTCGGGGATCTCTTCGCCTTTCTTGAACATATCCTTAACCGTGGCCTTTAAGGTCGCAGCGTTGATCGACTCGCTGATGATGTCGCCGCGATTATGATCACGGAAAAATTCGTAAACTTTAGGCCGATTCTCAGCGAGCACCGATACGTACATGTCGCCCGTCAATTTCACTTGACCAAGGCCACTAACTTTAATATTAGCGATACCCTCTTCATCCATTTTGCCTGGGATTGCATTTAGGCGCAACCAATCGAATTCACGACCGACGGCTTTAGCCATTTCATCGATTCGTTCTTTTTCGGCTTGGATTGCCCCCATTTGAATCGCCAACTGAACTAGATCGAGCTTACCATATTTGGCTCTCATTTCCAACTCGTACTGACTTAATTCTGGTTTGATATCTTCAGACATTGCACATTTTCCTTTTTAACAGCTACTAAAATTGATGGTCATGGTTTGATAAACCCCATCGCGGTTTGACCATTTCAGAATATTGATGTTTTCTGAAAAGCCAAATTTTTCACCCAGTGCTAAGAAAACCGCAGCGTTGATCACAGGCGAACCCGACAATAACACATAATCAGTTTTAGGGCTAAATTTGTCAATCTGGGCTTTAATTGTAGCCAGTATATTTTTATTTATTTGAGAATCTTTGTGCTTCGAAAATTCCAACGAAGTCATGAAAACCAACGCCCCGAAATCTTCGGCGGGTACGTAGTTGAAATTGGAATTTTCCTGCGTTATGAAAACTTTATTCATTTTTGAGTCCTATTATCTATACTTCTATTATACAGTACCTGACTAACCGTGTCAACTGCGATTCTTTAGTTCGTTTATTCTCGATTTCACATATTCCGAAACGTTCTGCTTATTGCTGATCGCTTCTAGCACGTCACCGTCTGAAGTTTGCTTTTCACCATTGACCATCACTAAATCGATGATAGTGTCGGCTTTAGTTTTAGCACTATTGAAAGTCCTCTCTTCGGATTGCTTGCGATCCTCGTACTTGAACGAACTTGAGTAGTAGACGGCTGTATCTGCCGCCGACATTTCAAGTCCCATGGAACCCACCGTTGGGTTAGCTACCAAGAACCTGACCTTGCCGAGTTTAAATTGGTCATTCACACGATGGATTCGTTCATCTTCGTCCACCGACCCATCAATGAAAGTCACCGAATCCGCGCCGTACTTTTCGGACAACGATCGAACGATTTCTCGGATTTCGTCAGTATAGATCGACCATATCAATATCTGCCGCCCGTATTCGCCACTGTTGATAATATCGCATAATTCGCTGATCTTCGGGTTAACCCCCTCGATTCTGAATTTTTCGGCTATTCTGATTTCAGTTTCAACTTCGCAACCTGCCTCTTTACTGAACACTTTCCCCGACTCAAAACGAACTTTAGTATAAAACCCCCCACACAATTGCTGCTCTCGCATCATAGCTTCGAGGACACTCCGTACACTATAATCCTCGGCGGTGGATGCTCGACGCATAGCTTTTAAGTGGGCTTTCTGCTCGGCGGTCATTTCAATGTGTCGAATCTCTCGATTCGGTTCGATTGAGTCCTCGAAAGCTTCTTTTTTGGACACTTGAATAGTATAGGGTGCGATTAACTCCATCAGTTCGTCGGTGTTGGTGTACCCAACGATTTCCTTGTTTTCATACCCACCCATTATGGCATATCGGTTGCGAAATGCATAGAAGTCACCCATGCCGATGATGTTGGTGTCGAGAAATTCATACTGGGCATATAGGTCAATTATGCCTTGCGAAATCGGTGTACCTGTTAGTATTATTCGGTATTTAGCTTCTCTACCAACTTCAATACACGCGTCAGTACGCAAGGCTTTATGGTTTTTAATTTTAGATGATTCGTCTACAATGCACATTGACTCGGGGTTGACCCGCAAGAAATAGGACAGCATCTTTTTAGCTGAACCCACGCCCAACGATTCCACCGACACCGTTAAGACTTTAATCTTATCCCCAAGATCCGAATCCGCCCACTTTTTAAACGCTTCAGGCTTCGAGGTGTCCATTTTAACAAAATCGTAATCAATAGAACAATGTTGTTTCAATTGATCAAGCCAATTACCTCTCAAAGTTTTTTGAACTATCACCACCATGGCCTTGGTTTTGCCCTCGATGAAATAAGCTGACGCCAAATCTATTGTTATTTTCGATTTCCCCACCCTCATGGCCAAGAACATTGCCGAAGCTGGTAAATCATAAGCGAAATTCAGCACTTCCATTTGCTTCTTGCGCGGTTGGGTTTTGAAATTGAACCAAGCGGGAAATCCGATGGAATTAGCGTTGGGTCTCGCCTCAATATACCCATCTAAATATTCCCCGCATTCCGCCGTGATTTCAGCATTCCCCTCGGCGACGAATTGCTTGATCATTTTGACGTTGGGTTTAATGGCGGGGGCAACCCACACCCTGTCACTTTTCCTCCAGCGACGATTGGGCATCGATCTAACTAAATCGTTGTGGCTGAAAGGGCAATTAATTAGAAATTTACCTTTAACATAATTAACGGACATCATAATCTATATCTCCTTAGAATTCGGGGGCAACATTTATCTCTTGCGGTTTATCGAGTTTGATTTTATACAGGGGGATCATCCACACCGACATAACTTCGCCACGGACGCGAACCTTGTCGAATGTCACGCCCATTTGTTTGTTAGCGTTATACCAAATATTTCGGTTGCGCGGGACATCAGTGCGGGTCTTTTTCAAGTAATCCTCATAATCAACTGATCTGAACATCACCACTAACTCGCCTTGGTGGTCTTGAACCACTGGGACGCCGCGCAATAGAGCATCGCGATCCTTAGAATCTTTACCGTTAGAGTCTAAATTGGCTTTTCGCAAGAATTCATGCATTCGGAGCTCCAACACGGACGTTAACGACACGCCTAGGGGGGCTTCTTCAAATCTAACATTGTTCATCAACTCGGCCAACATCTTGTCAGTCCACACCGTTTGCGAAATTTTGGATGGTAAAACCACATGTAACTTTTCCATTGCCATCATTCGAATCGTCTTGTAATCCATAAGCTCGTTAGAACTTAACACCATTGGGATTCCGCCCATTTTTAATTCCCACATCACTGGATCGGTGTTTATGTATTTAACTAGGTCGGTGAATTCAGGTAATTTAGATTCAGCGGTCAACGTCTCGAATTCCGACTCGGATATGCCGTATCGGGCTTTTCGGCAAGCTTCCTTATCACACCACCCTTTCCATGGCTCTTTTGAGCACATGTAACCGTAAGACTTCTTAGCTGCGCTTTTTATGGTACGATCAGCCTCGAAGAACGTTATTGCTTCTTCGAAAACCTCAGGCATCATCTCGTGGGATAATTCCCTAGCTTGTTGAGCGTCCCGCTTCCGATTATAAACAGTTATGTGAAACAATGCATCGTTTCTTTGACCATTACCTGATTGGATTTTGTTTTGCAGGGCTGCTTTAATGCATGGCGGCGCACCATCATGCTCCTTACTGAAATAACTCTGCAAAATCTCATTGTTGATTGAACGCTTATTTGCCAACTTGATGAAAGCATCAAAACCCAACTCTACACCGTCCTCGATGGCGTACCTGCCAGTGGAATCTGTTGAGAAATATGGGAGGTTGATCCAGTTACCTAACGGCCTATTACCGTCCCCATCAAGAACCAGCTTAGATTGCTTTGGAAATACACAATCAGACCCCTCAATACCCAATTCCGTCATCCATCGCGTTAGCAAACCTTTAACGGTATCTGCTCGCAGCGGTTCGGATGAAAACATATAAAGATGCGCCCCGCCACTCTTACTGCGACAGACAATCAAGGGTAAATTAAGCTCTTTGGCCTTAGCTTCGATCGATATTAAATCAAGGTCGTCAGAGCTGCCATGGTTATCAATATCGATCGCACCCCACCAACAGTTACCATCATCAAGTATCGGCACAACGCCGATCCCGAGCTCACCAGCGAAGTGCTTATCGAAATCGCCCTCGTCGTAACTCCTTTTATGTGTTTGCATTTGAGATTTGGCGCTTCGCGGATTGAACTCGCCAAAGCTGCGCTTATTACCCCTGAACAGGTCACTGAACCCTCTTAAACTCATTTTAAACCCCTCTATGCTCTATACATGGTACACGAAATTCAGTACTTCTTGAAACTGAATTATTATATCACGGGGGGATTCTGAACGCAATTATGTTTTTACGTTACGCCGTTACTCCCGATATTTAAAGCCAAGTAACGTCAATAATGCCGCTCTGACGCGGTTTCTGTGGGCGTCCGTTACGCCGTTACGCCGTGTCAAGGCTGAAAAGGAACACTTTAATTAAATTGCCTCACGTGCGTACGCGAAAAAGGAACGCCACCCCCAGATATCCCAGCCCGTGTCCGTCTTAGCGCTTCGGGGCATCGAGGGTGTTACGTGAGTATAATAGTCGAGTTACATTTAAAGAGAAGTTTTTCCTTGCGCTCTCGATACCATGGCGGTACTTTAATGTTGGGAAACATGCTTAAGGCCAGCGGGAGGGGTCACCGACCCCTCCTTGGTGCATTTCTAATTAGGACGGTAAATGCCCCCGACTCATAAGTCCATCGTTTATCGGTATGTAGATCACAATAGTGAGTTGTTTTTATTTTGAACCCCTCAACAGGCTCGCCTAAGCCATACGTGTATTTGCCTGAAACCTCAACGATTTCAGGTGTCGTCGCTTTTAATATCGTCGGTGATGTTCTCGCCATTTCTTTTCTCCTACGGTAAGAGGTTTGTGTTGAAGTTACTGAACACAGTTGTGGCAGTCAACTTGTTACGAATGTAGAGGCGCAAATCGGATTGCGTCGCGCTCGTGGGACTTGACTGGGTCAGAAATAATGATGGAGATGCTGTCGCGATCACGCCTGTCGCGCCAGTGACGGTCATTTCCAGAAATTCCAATTTCATCGGAACCGAGCTGCCTCGCGTTAGATAAGAATCATCGTCATCGAAATCAATGTTCCCATACGACATCACAACGCTTTGGGCGGCGTATGGGCTGTTGCTTAACATCCCTATGTAAGCACCGATGTTAAGCCCAGCGAGGCGAGGCGCAGGTTTGTAGTTAATGGCAGAGCTAATTAATACTGCGTTATCTGCCAGAATCAGCCCATTTGCGTTGTAAAACCCCTCGGGGTCGGGCACGCCGCTCGGGCACATGATCGTGGAGGCAAGGGCTTTGCCTGCTTGGGAACTCCAGTCGTAATCGCCGATAACGGGGGGCAGGTTATCAACGTTAGCGCCATATGGGTAGATGCGCAATTCGCCGCCACGCAGCGTGGCGGGATTTGACGCGTCAACTATGTGCGTTTGCAACTCTTTCAGCCAAATGGTTCGATTAACGCCTGCGCTACCACGTGCAAGTGCGGCTCGTATCGTTCGCATTGGCGAGGCGCGAGTGCCAGTCGCACTATCATCACCCGCCGCCGAGTCTATGAAAAGGTTTAAAATGCTGTCTTCAGCGATAACCCCGTAATATGGCAGGCACGAACCATCGGGCTGTGCATCAAGCACAATCAAGTTACCCTCACGGGGGGATTTCCAACTGCATTTGTATTTAGCGTTTTGGATTTGTGAATCAGTGTACGTTTTACTTTCGTCCTCGGCTTTCTTCGCCGCAAACATCGCCCGCAAAAACAAGAAATTTACGTGTTCTAGCTTTAATGTGCCGCACGTAAGGCCTTGTTTAATTTGAGCGGGGGTCATTTCCTCAATCAGCGAAGTTTCATTGCTCGCGTAATTGTCTAACGCCCCTAGGTTGATAGCGTCGTAAACGGCTTGCCGTTGTGCTGCTGTAAGTGCCATATCATAGCTCCTTTGTGAAAATTAAATCGATACCGTCTTGTATTGGTATCATTGAATATACGAATGGCATGATGGCCAGTTCGCCCTCAGTCGGGGGTCTCCCTAACGACCAATAAATATTGGGGAAGTGGGCATCAACCACATGGGCTTCCACCCCGAACCAGTCTTGTAGCGAGTCAACTATATTTTTGCGGGTTGGCGGTGAGTTGAACCACGTGGCTCTGAATTTAACTATTTTTTTATACAGTGTGAAATCGTTTGGGTCTGCACACGGGTCAAGCTTATGAACATTACATACTTGGCAAAGTTGGTGGCAATACGCAAAAACTTTCTTCTTACATGCCCCGTCAGCGCAACAGATATCAACCTCTTGCTCGTACCCGAAGTTAATACAATTAGTTGAATCTATAGTGACGTATGACAATTCTGCCCCCACACTCTTACCGTATCTGATCAAACAGTCACAATCATCGGTGTCATAGGTGAAACAAGACCCGCAAATCTCGTTCATCAAAGAATCATCTAATTCTAAAAAAGACCTAGCCAACACTTCTATCGCCGAGTTTTGCTTGTCGGTGGGAATCACGATTCTAGGTAAATATGAGCTTATCTGCCGACAGGGTTCACATATGGATAGGACTGGCGCATCGAAGCAAGCGTTGACGGCCTCGCTGATCACGGCCATAGGTTTGTTATGTAAATTTAGCACGGCGACGGTTCTTCGATAAATTCAAAAAAAGACGGATGGAAAGTGGCATATTCCCATGGTTTAAGCACCACACAATTTGCAAAATCTTCACACCAAGCCTCACCTTGCGCATACCCACAAACCACATCGCTAGCCCACTGCTCTGTTGAAACCAACCCCGAGCAACTAGTGAAATCAAGCATCATGGCCTCATCTAAGCATTCTGTAGGCACCAACACTTTAGGTCGGCGCTGGATTTCGATCTTATTGATGTTGACGTCGGGGGTGATGCCGATCAGTTGCAGTAACGCCTGCCCGTCTAATGTTGCACCATAATCGAATTGGAGTGAGCAGTTGGCTTTGCTGATCATCGTATTAGCTACGTCAGCCCAGCCAGAGCCAGCGCAGTCTTTCAAGTTGCCATATATCTTGACAGCTATAATAACCCGATCGGCCAGTTGATATCGATATGGATAACACTTACCTTTATATTCATAAACATCTTGCGTATCACCCACCCAGTTGAAAAACCCGTCCCCGATGTTCTCGAACAACTTTTGAGCAATCGAGCCGGCCACGATCGGAGCAGTTGGGTTTTCAGTGACAACCAGCATGGTTTCACCGACGTTAAGATAAGGAACTGGCGAGTGGTTTTTTGAATAAAAAGTCTTGGCGAATTCGACAGACGTCAACTGCATCACAGCGGTTTCGGGCGAGGTGATCTTAACACCGTTTAATTGTAATTGTCTAACTAACGCCCGCGCCTCGGCTGTACCTAGATTCGGCTTATTAATGCCGTATCTAGATAAATGAATCTCGCTTAAGAACCTGCCCGTAGCCATCGCTGGGTCTAACTGATTTTGTAGGAACTCTAAAGCTAGCCAACAATCAGAGTCCGAAGATGTTAAAGCCACAGCTAGCTGCACAAATGGGTCAGCAGCATACTTATCGGGCGCGTCTAACACAGTAGCAGACCCGAATGCTCCACTATTCCGAATTTTCTCGGCCAAATCATAGAACAATTCAGGTTGTTTACTGACTATTACACCTTGCTCATTAACAGGCATTCAGTTCTCCAATCGTGATTCTTTGAGTGCTTGATCCACAGTCAAGAATAATGCACGGGGCTAAAATTGATAAAGTTCTACCGTCTCGAATGAAGTTGGGTTCACCCTCTAAGCCAGTAACGTATTCAAATGACTGCAGGAATTCCCGTACCGCGATAGTCCTAAGTGGAGTTAAAAAGGCGTCGTTTTCATTTGTGTTAAAAAATAAGTTCTGCTTGTCCACCCCATACGACAGGTTGTACCAAATGTCACCCTTTCCAACCGACAAACCAACTTTGACGGATTGTACCACAAGTTCTGCGCCGCTACAAATAGCAAAAGTTGATAAACCGTCAGGATATGACCCAGTTAAAAAATCCCCAGTCTCGTCAAGAGCAATGCTTGTTCTCATTTCATCAACCCCTCTGCCGATGGTGAACCCGAACCGCAACAGGCTTTAACTATGGTGTTCAACTCCCTAATGCTATCGACCACTGAAGTGGCACAAATCAAATCGCCCCCGCTAGCTGTTAGCACCAACTTGCCCACACTACCCGCTGAACCGACTGCGACTGCGCCATTCTTGTCCAACGTTAACTTACCGCCGTCTTCAAATTGTAATTCGATATTATCTAAATATTCAGCCTCAAGAATTGGTATAAAATACCCACTAGAACGCCCACGGATGCGGTCTTGAGATACCTTACCTGCGTCGATATCCGCCACATCGTAGTCCGTTACGAACATCAAGCCCCGCATGCCCACTTTTGGCTTAACAAAAATTGAAACATTCTGCCCGCCGATAGCCCCATACTTAACATCTTCATAATCCAGCGGATCAACATCCACACGCTTACCACCTACGTCATAAGTTATAGCGTCGATTATTTGCTTAACATTCACAGTCTTGTCGTTAACTTTAGTTATCTCGGCTGGTACACAAGAAGCCTCGCGTCTTGACGCCCCCCGTTCACGCTGCCGAAGCATAGTATCTAAATCCTCTTCACCCATCATGTTACACCACCGATCTTGCGTTGTTTTTTACGTTTAACTTTACCATCTGCCCCTATTTCCTTTAGTTTAATGGCACACCCATGCTGACCATTAGACGTACTGGCTGAAAAGGCGACTTCCTCGATTTTATAACCACCGTTAATCCTCGGATTCCCCTCGGCGTTCGATCTAACACCTATTTTCATGCTGGGACGTAGGTCATGAATCAATAGAGTCCTGATATCGACACCGTCATCATTAAATACTGGGCTTCCAATCAATCCATTCTCGGGGGTCAAAATATATTTAGAGTCCTCTAAATGTTCGTCGCGTTTATGGAAATGTAGCTTTCCGTCGGTGATCATCCAAACTGAATCAGTAGAGTAGGCTACATCATTTAAAATTTCACGCGCCGATTCGCCATTAAACGTCAAAGTCCTGCCGACTTGTTTGTCATCAACTTTGATAGTACCCTTTTTGACACCTCGCTCGACCATTGCATCAGCTGCGGCGTCCACTTGACCTTTATAAGAACCTTTGGGCACTTTCTTCTTAACAGTGGCGTGAGTGTGTGCCTCATCACCGTCACCGATGTTGATAACAGTCTTTCTATTCGCACCTTCTCGATTGGTGATGGCTTGTCGAATTTTACCCTTAAACACAAGCCCTTTAAAGTGCTCACGACCCTCGGGCGCATACCCAGCCCATATTTCTATTTCTTCATTTTCAACTAAGACTTGCCGCGCTGTTTGCGCACTTAGATTCAAAATAACGATTTCTGCGTCGTTGGGGGCAGACCCACTTTTCATTGAACAGTTAATGTCAATCCTAAGCGGTTTGTCGATAGAATAGCCATTGAAAGTATTGCAGCCCCCAATTCTGACCCCCGATTTAACAAAGACGAGTTCTAAAAATCGATTATATAACATATACTAGTACCGTTTGGGGTATACCATCAGCATAATTAACAACTAGCCTGTTGTACCAATTAGGTTGGGGGCAGGGAACTGAATTAGTGACCAATAACGTACCTCCAACTGACTCCAACAGATTCACACCAGCTTCTAAGAATTTCCCAGCCACAATAGCAGTTACGCCCTCAGAATCGAATAGCGTGAAAGACCACGCATTGCTAAGGTGGTTATAATTCAATCTAACTCTATAGTCAGACACCCCGAATTCTTGGCTGGGCGATTGTTCAAGTTGAATTAAGTTCATAGTCCAGTTGCCCCCCTAAGGAACCCGATAGCTTGACCAGCATAGGACACGATTTGAGCCTGCCGCGCCTGTCTAGTGGCCTCTAGAAGCGCTCGATCTGCTTCTGAATTCACTCGTTGATTAGCACTGTCAACAGAGCCTGATGAAGCCTTAAGCGGCGTTTTGGTTGTTGGCATTTTCGGAGCTTGGGCGAATCTAAACTCCATCAGCTCTAAGTCAATGATAAGAACGTTCGGGCGTTCAGCGTCACGCGAAGACCCTATGCGAATGATCGCCATATTGCGGAAAAAATGTGATCCTGTGTAAACATCAATAAGCGCATCCGGTTTAGTGGTCTGGCGACGCTTTAAAACAAGCAAAGCATCATAACAAGCATTGAGTTTAGCTAGTTGAGCCGCGGTTCCTATGACCCCCAATGCACTGCCAACAAAGTTGCTCGCTGTCCCACATGAATTAGCCGAAACTTCAATGGTTAGGTTCAGCTTGGCAGCCGTGTCTTGGTTAAAATCAATCAAATACGATCGATTCGGATCTTCTATCGGCTCTTGAGAAATGTCGGAGGATATTTCATCGTCCTGCCTCGTGGTAATATCCCACACTAAACCCTCAAATAAAACACCAAGGGCTGGGATCATCGCTACGGTTTGAACTGCCATTATGCCGTCCCTGACATAGCTGCACCCCTGAATTGGCGATCAACCATGCTTGCCACTTGACGGGGGTTTGAATTGTTGGGCGCGTTAACGGCAACATTGTATCTTTGATTATTATTAACCACGCCGCCTCCGCCGCCCCGCCAAGGCGTTGGGGAAGTTGAAGCAACGGGACTCGCACTGCCTGCCGGTGAACTGCCACCGAAGAAACCGCCCGTACCAAAAGATGGCATTTTCCACCCTGTGATCTTGTTCAGGCTGCTAATGATGGTATCTATGGTCATCATTAGTGGTCTAAAGGGGGCTGCCCAATCTATCCCTGACAAAACCCCGATGAAATTACTGAAGGCTGCTTTTAATGCTTCAATTTTCGATACCACCCACGATCTCAACTCTTCCCATTTAGCTTTCATGGCGTCAATCACCGACACGATTTTAGCTCTCATAGTTTCATAGGCGTTTATGAATATCTGCTTATTCTGTATAATCCAATGTATCAGGGCGACAATACCAGCAATTAAGGCCACAACAGCTAGGGCTATCCAAGTTATGGGGTTCAACAGCAACGCCGCAGTCCAAGCTATCGTAGCCGCCACAACACCCCACAACGGGGCAAGGAGAAGCCCCAACGCCGCCACCATCGCGACGATAGCAGTGCCACCCAAAACTTTGATCACGGGCAACAAAAGGTCGTTTTCTTGAAGCCAACCAGCAGTTTTCTCAGTGACATCAGCTAACTTAGTACCTAATTCAGTCATCGCGGGCATCAAAGCAGTTGCTACCGAATTTTTAACCCCCTGAATTCGAGCGTTGGCCTTGCTCATCATGTCAGCATACGCCCCAGCAGCCGCCGCTTGTTCATTGGTCACCGCTCCGTTTTTAGCGGCTTCAGCGGTCAGGGCTGCGATGCCTTCTTTACCTTTCAACAACAACGGGATTAAGGATGTATTTATGCCCAATTTACTGGCCATGGCAATCGCCTCTTGGTTGCTTAGACCCTGCATTTTACCAGCAATCTCTCCGAGTATTACTGAAGTGTCTTTAACCTTGCCTTGAGCATCCTTAACGTCAATGCCGAATTTAGCGAACATCTTACCGCCACGGCCAACCCCAAGTGCGGCTTCACCGATCTTGGAATTTAAACCACTAATGGATGATTTAACCGCATTCATATTGGAACCGCTCATTTGAGCAGCATAACCCCATTGTGAGACCGCAGCGGCGGTAGTGCCGTTAGCCTCAGCAAAATCACCTAAGTCATCAAGAGTACCCGCAGTCTCGTCGACAAAGGATCGAATATCGCCTAAACTACCGACAAGCTTGGTGGCTAAGAAAGCTACGCCAGCGCCCGCCAGCATAGCCCCAGCCTTAACTTTATCCATGCCACCTGCGAACCTACCAGCACCTGCAGTAGTTCCATCAAGCGATGCCGTTGTACTAGACGCCGCTTTATCAACATCTTTTAACGCACTGGATACTTTTTCTTCACCTTTGACGTCCATGTTAATAAAAAAGTCCATCAAATTCATGTCGATTTACCTTTCTTATTAGCCCTTTTGGATTCTTGATCGGATTCCCAATTTTGAACGGCTTGATCGTAGTCAAGCCTATCACAATATTCATGCATTTCGAAGATGTCATAGAAATCAAATACATCCTCGATAAAAATCTCTTTATATGTGCATAGACCCTTGTTGATCAGTCTCCAAAAAAGCCATTTATCAGATATGTTTAACCCGTGACGGGTTCTAACTTCGGTTGTTCTTTTGTCAGCCCTTGGGAAGAGGTATTTATTGACACGTCCGTCTGTTTTAGACGTGATTGGATGATACCTCCCATTTGCTTCAAAAAATCTTGCGCATTCACCTCCAAATAGCAGAGGCCAAGGGCAATTAGATTTGATGTCATATCCTCAACCGCTTCATTGAGGGTGTCCTCATCGTTAAGCGGGACGAATTCTTTGGGGGTCTTTAAGAAAGAATTTTTAGCACACTCGATAATCAAAGCCTCGAATTGCTCATTACATAAAGCTGCCACGATTTTCGGTGCGACTTTGGTGAATTCAACAACGGCTTCGGCTTCCAAATTTTTAGCCTTCATCGCCGCACCCTTGGTGACCATCAGCATTAAATCGTCAATCTCACCGAACATGGAACCCAACCGACGAATGAAGTTCAACCGTGTAGTGACGTTCAACTTATTCAGTCGGAACGTGTTTTCACCGATCGTCACCGAAAACGCTTTTTTCGAACCCACGATCGACTCAATTTCGCCAATGTTCGGCGACATCAGTCGAGCCGCTTGATAAAACATACCTGAACTCATTATTCCACCGTTTGTAAGTTAGTAGCAGCGACATAACCGTCTACCGCTGCAAAGTTAAAGATAAATTCCGATGTGCCATCAGCATTGTTACCCCAAATTTTACCAGCGCGGTTCTTAAAACCAGCGCACGACACAGTGAACACTTCACCATTTAACAAATCACGGATTTCGAAATCTTCACGACGACCGAAATTACTAAATTGCAATTCGCGTAATTTGGCCGCCATCGGTGATCCATCATTCATGAGTAGCGTTAACTCGCCCATGGTGTTGTTGTTGGTGTACACAATACTATATTTACCAGTGCCTGACGTTTTAATCTCAACGTCATCACCAGTGAACTCCAATTGAACAGCGGATGAATCATCCGCCAGTCCATCCTGCAGTAAAAGCCCACCCCAGTCAAGTTCAAGGTTAGCTAAGTTTACTGTTACCGTTTGACAAGCCATTTTTATTACTCCTTATGCGCCAGTGGTTTGGGTTGACAAGCGCACGCAAATAGTTAGTGGGACAAAGTGTACACCACCTGCGGGCACGTAGCAAGTTTCAAAGATTGGTGCAACGCGTTGGTTTTGGCGATCAGCCGCTTGCAAAATGAAATCCTCAGCCGCTACGATCCACGCCAAACCCTTACGAACGACTTTTCGATTCCAATTTTGTTCGTCTGCGCTAAATAAACCATTTTTTTGTGCCGCCCCCAATTCACGCGCATAGGCACTGGCAATGCGAGACTTACCGCGAGCATCGTCGTAGGGTAAAACTTTGGATTGGCTCATCAATAAAGCAGTGGCATATTGCAATCGACGCTTGATATATAGCTTGATGTGGAGATGATCAATCCATTCCCCCGTGCAAGTTTTGCCCGCGCTATAGCCAGAGAAGCCCAGCGCTTTAATGAACACGTTACCGTAGCCATTATTATTTTGACTGGTAGTACCATCAGGGTTTTCACCGGTGATGGCTGCGACAGTTGAAGATGTGAACGAATCTACCTTAACGCCAACCCAACCAACGTTGTTCTTAGGTTTGAATTTCAGGGTGTAGGCTGCGTTCGGTTGCCCTAAATCTTGACCTGAAATATAGCCTGCAACTAAGGCATTGTGATATTTGACATAATTGGCCGTGACGATTTCGGTTGTGAATGTTGGATCGCCATTGTCATCTAACACGGGGTCACCATTGATATCGACAACTGGGACTTGTTGGGTTTGAACTGCCCCCGTGATCGGGTCACGGACGGGTTCACACTGACCCTTAGTGTAAATCATAATACTGTTTGAATAGTTCAACGCCGCGTGTTGGCCTTTAGGGCTGTTAGCGTTGGCGGGGTTTTCGTTGGTAACATCGACCGATACCCACGTGTATAATTTATCGTTTGCGGTTGCCCAATAACCCATGTCAATGTCAGCAGCTGGAGTCAGCTGAACGTCGTGCGTAGAAGTCAAAACAAGCCAGCAATTATCACAAGCCGCAATCGCATCTAACGCTTGGATAATAGTCTCGTTAGTTGAGTCCCAATACCCGATTTTGAAATATTTTTTGATTTCACGGTTGGTGTTAGGGAAATAGTCATTGGCTGCTCTGACAATTTCACTGGATGCCGCGAAGTATCGTTTCACCTCGGGGGCACTGGTAACTGTAACCACGCGTTTAGTGGTGGATAACAGGCCACCGCCATCATCTTTGACCAAAATCATGAAATCCGTGCAGTCGGGACTGGCTACGTTAGTAGTATCATCGATCGTAATGATTGATGAGTTAGACCGCCCGATGTCAGGATTACAAGTGTCTATGCAAGTCATTTTTATTACTCCTCAGGGTTTAAATCGTTACAAAACTCAACCACAATGGCATCTATAACAGCCGAACTGATCGAACTTTGGGGGTTACACACTACCTCCAAATAAGCCGTGGCTCTAGCTTCATTGGTGGAGTGTCTTAATTCGGCGGGTAAATTTCTAACTCCTCGAATGAACCCGCCTCTACCAGCATAAATACAATATTCACTTAGGGCTTGGGCGAATATATGGTGCTTTGATCGTATCTTAAGTCGCTGCAACACGTCAAAGGCTGAATTAATTGGCGCTGGGTTAACAGCATTGGTCTGTTGACTTTCGGCTATGCCGTTGTCTTTATAAACATCTAATTGGAATCTGAACATGGTAGGTTCAGATAAAACGGTGCACATTTTCTTAGGGTCTACGGCCGCATCAAAAAAATCGACGCTTGATACGTTGCCCTCGGGCACAGCTTCCAACAATTGAATAGTACAATACTGGAGTTCTTCTCTTTCGCCATGCTCAAAAGCTCTGCGCCAAACAGTACCAGTTATAGCATTCAACCACGCCAATAATATATTAGTTAAACCATCTTCATAACTAACCTCAGAAGATTGTTTACAAGGGTTAGATAAAACTTTGGCTAATTCTTCGTCAGTTAGACCCCTAGCATTTTTTAGCGTTTGGAAAGCTTTAAAAGTGACAGTCATGGCGCGATAACCTCGCCACTTAAGTCGGCCTGCATTTCCTGTTGAACGTCAGTAAACAAAGTGCAACGCCCCCTATGAACAGCCGAAACCAAAGCCACTTCTTCGTCGCCCGCATTCTCATATACGTCAACGTCTTGGATTCTCCAGCGCAGGTTACGGAATTGAACGATCATCCCGAATCCGCGAGTATCGAAGAAAGCATTCTGACCGACCCCCGCTAGGAAAACTCCATCAGGGAACAAGTCTGGATTAGCGAGGGCTATTTCGATGTTTTCAGGTTGGTGTGAATCAACATGAATTATCAATTGACCCTCAAATGATTCGCCCTCGGGGGGATTTTCACGAATCTTATTCATACCGCTGTTAGGTTGGATAGAACCCCATATTTCAACAATTCTAGCTTGACCGCGATCATACCTGCCGTCTTCTTTACGCCACGAGCCAGCTGGGTACATTTCAACGGCAAACTTTCGGCTAAAATGCCACACAGCCATTCGAGCATTATTGGCGCGTTGCCCCCGTGGGGGGTTGTTTACTAATGGTTGACGGTAATTCCCATTGCGCCAATACAGAGGGTTGTTAGCAGTCATCCTAATTCTCCTCGTAAGTAATTGAACCGATCAGCAAGCCAGTATCTATCAACGGTTTACTTGAACCTTTTCGGACTATTGTTGACTTAGCTAAAGCCGCGTAATTTCCGCTGCGAATAGCTTCTCGAATTTTTTGAGCGAAAAACGCCCCAACCCGTTGGTTAGCTATACTGGCGTCACGGGCTTCGATCGCAGCGGTGAACATTTTCGCCACTTGGCTCTCTGATGCGGCGAACAATTTCGCACCCTCATCCATGAACGGGCGAGCGGGGGTGGTCTTAGTGCCGAAGTTATGGATCGCGGCGTTGGCTGCGACAGTCAGTCCATTGGGGTAAGAACCCCCGCCTAAGATGCCGACTTTGCCACCTTTGAAGCGCATGAAAGTCCTAGCGATCTCCAAAGAACCCTTATTGTTCATTTTAACTTTTACGGAAATTTTAGCCATCGCTCATATCCCCAACTGCAAATCTGTCTCTCCCACCAGTACTGCACGTGTCGCAACCCACCCGCGCCCTGACCAGACGCATACCCGTCGTGATGCTTCTACACTGTTCGAATATTCTAGTTAGGATGTTGCTTGGAAGTGCGCCCGATACCTCTTTCGGGGCGTCAACGAGGGTGTAGCTTCGTTGAGTGTCATAAACTTTATCAGACGTGACGTAAGCCACTTTATCAGTAGCGGATGGATCTACTACTGGGGCGGTGTCAGAACCGCCTTGAGTCAGTATCATCGAAATGTACATGCTCAAGGCAGTGGGGTGAACATCAGGGCAATTATTCTCAACGTCTATCATTCGTTGATCTGTTGATGCGATTATATACGCGTTCTCATACACAATCGCATCAAGACCCAACCACGCTTTTCCATAGGCTGTAGATAGAAACCAGTCAATGTCAAACATGGTTGGGTTCATGATTATTTGCCCTCGCTGGACTCGATTTGAGCTGCGCCTTTTTCGCGCTCTTCTTCAGCGGTTTTAAGTCGGAGGTAGTCAGTCTCTAATGCTTGAATTCGCGCCAACAAGTCACCCGAAGTTTCGGCGGTTTTTTTGGGGGTTTTGGACTCAGTGATTGACGGTAAATCTTTTTTGAACAAACCCTCAAAAAATTTATCACCGATGATCTCTAACCGACCAGACCGAACCAAAGAGGTTAAATAGCACGAATCGCCCCATTTACCGTCTTTGGTTTTGTAAGCGTTCAGCAAGACTTCATCTGCTTTACTGAATTCACCACCCTTTGCGTCCAATTTAATTTCTTGGCCACGGGCAAACAGGAGGGTGATCCCCCCCATAGGCGCGACGATTGTAGCATAGATTTTATACTTCATGATTACATACCTTCCCATTTAGTTAAATATTCAGGGCGTTTAATGTGAACACCCGAAATCGCAGAAACGATCGGAACGTGGAAGTGAAGCCCGTGGTTCTGCGTCGGTAACACTTCGGGGGCTGCGAAGAACATCTCCAAAACGTCAGTACTGAAATCACCAGCCATGCCCATGTTACTGACGCCATCGGAAGCTGCGCCGTTGAAAGCTAACGTTGGAGTGATGATCATCGGTGCGGCTGTTGTATCTAGTGCTTGCGACGCATTCCAAGCGTTGATGACAAACTGGCCTGACTGGTTCGGCATTTGGGTCAGCGTCAAAACGTCATAGGCTGCCTTAGCCACCAAGAATTGATCGGGGTAACGGATTTGATCAGATTCAGAAAAACCCTTGGATTTAATGTAGGCTAAATCAGCGATGATTTCGGTTTGAGATTTACTTGCCCATTGTGTGAATGGTGCGTTGACCGCTGATGGGGGCACGCTATAGGTATGGCTACTTAATGTCGGGTTGTTCAACAACCCGAACATACTTTTAAGTGGAGCACCAGTAGCGATCATGTCGTTAGCAAAAGCCAAAATAGATTCAAACTGTTGTGCAATACCCATGGCGATCAAGTCTTCACCGTTGCGCAGAGCGTCACGTAATTCAAACAGGCCAACCCGAACAGAATTACCGATTGGCTCGATGCGAACGCCAGTGATGGAGTCAGAATGACCAGCTTGGGTCGGTAAATCATCCGTCATATCACTAAGGAATTGGACGTCGCCATATTTCCAGTCTTCCATTTTCAAGGCACGGATAGTGCTAGTGATTTCGGTGGGGCGAATCAAGCCATTGGCGACGAACATATCATAGAAAAACAATGGGCGTTTCGGCTTCTGAAGTTTTTCAATAGTGACACGGGTCTGAACGTCAAGGGTGCGGGAAATCAGGTTGATTTCAGCGACAGAAATAAACATACCTTGGTTTCGAATTTTGTCACCAACGTAGCTTAGGACGGCTTCATTTTCAAGAACCATTCGAGCTGAATCAGAGCGAATCTTCGGATCATCGCTTTGTAAGCCCTTTTCAGCGTAGTTCAAAATCTCGATTGGAGATTTTCGGTATTGATTATATGGCATTTTTATTTTCCTTAGAAATCGATTTCAATAACTGCTAAACCACCCGCTTTAGACGGTTTAACGACACGGAAGCCTTTGGGAGCTGCAACGAATTGCGAGCCCTTAGCGACATCATCCAAATCACCGAAGCCGCCACGGCATTGGAACTCATCAAGCGGGTCAGTTAACGTGACGCGGTAACCGACACGGGAGTCAACGTTCATGTCAGTTTCAGCATAAACAAAAATCCGACCCTCACGGGCGACTGTGATCGAATCGTAATTTTTTTGGCCATAATTTAAGTTACCATCGTGACCTAAACCCAAACCTTGAATAGGCTGAAGCTGGTGGTAGCGGCAACTATGGACACCCACCCCCGCCACGGCTGGCAAACTTGTTACAGGGTCAAGTTGGAATTCAGCGTAGGTGTATGGCGTCCCGTCTTGGTGAGTGACCTTAACATCACCATCTGCGAACGGCAGCATCACCGAAATCTGTTTGCCTCGATAGAAACTAGACTTTTCTAATGCCCCAGTTGATTGAGCTTTGGTTACTTCGGAACCGTACCACAGCATGAAACCAAAAGGAATATCAGTGCCCACAACGATGGCACTTAAACCCTCCAAATCCGATAGATCCGCACCCGTGCCGGGTAAGTAATTTCGACCAATATCAGTGGCCGCGCCTTTCATTTGAAACGTCATGGTTATGCCCCTTTATTGAAAAAATAATTTTTAGACGCCGCGTTACTACCCTGAACATCGGATTGCACCCCGTAAGAAGTCGCTCCGATTTCAGTTTTCGGCAAACCGAAAGTCGCAACTGCGCTAGTCTCAATTTTGCTGTGCTGGGATTTAACTACGTTAAACATCGCTTTAATATAGATCGGGTTATCATCATCAGCACTGATTGAATAACCCGCCTTAGTTAAAACTTCTTTCATGACCACGTGGGCATCATAATCGCCGATCCCCTTATCGAAATCGACGCCCAACTTTTTCAAATCAGCGGCGAACTCGGCGTGAGCTTTGGCCATTTTAATGGCTTCAGCTTTAGAGTCATCTTTTTCTTTGTTTTGATTGAGCGCGTCGAATTCAGCTTTTAACGTAGTGTGTTTAGTTTTCAATTCTTCGTATTCAGCTTTATCAACTTTATTGCCACCTTTATCAACTACAGTTTGTGCGTTGATATGGGCAGCGACTTCGTTTGGCACGTCATAATCCTTGCCATCTATAGTTACCTTAGCCATAATTAACTCCTCATGTCTGGCATGGTTATACAATCGTGCTTCTTTACCAGCACGCCCTTTGATGACCAAAGCTAAGTGGTTCAATTCTATATCTTTGATCAAAAAATCTACTCCATCGACCTTGTTGCGTACGTCAACTAACGTGTACGTGAAGCCGATCGACAATTCGTTATATTCACCTGTTTCAACTTTAGTGATAGCAGTGGGGTCAGTGACCACAATCCTAGTCATCGCCAAATCACCCTCAAGAACAGCATTGTTGATGACCGTCCCCACCCCAAAATCTTTGCGGCCCTGCAGCGAGTCGATCCACTTGTGTTGTTGGGTAAGCGTCAGACCTTCGAATTTATCGAGGACTTTCTTGGCCTCATCTAATTCAAGCCTGCCAACTAACGGATCGTCATACTCGACCCCGCTTAACGGAACTTCAAAACCCCAGTGATCGTAATTACCGACTTTGAAAGCACCCGCGTTCAAAATGATGCTGCCGTCGCTTTGGCGTTTCACTTTGTTTAGATCAATCGTCGTCGTCTGCGCGAATTGCATCTTGGCTCTAGATTGGCTGGAATCGTACTGCAATCCATTTTGTTTATTCATCATTTAATCCGTCAAAAATTGGTTCGGCTAAACATCTGCAGTTAATGGGCTGTCCGGGCTGGAGTCCGTCCCGCTCATCGGTCGGTTCATCATACTTGTAAACATTGCCACCCAAATCCACGTGTTCTTCCCTAACTCGCTCGTCACCTGATGTAGCCCACTGATACTTAGTGAACCCAGCGGCTTTGTGCCTCATAGCACTTAACTCAGAGTTAAGTTTTGATGTTTGATCCCTAGCTATTAACTTCACTCTAGCATTCGAGAATCCAGTCACATCTTTTATTCTCTGTTCCAGTGACGGCAACCCAGTCGGGTCTTTGCGAATCTCGTCGAAAATTTTAAGTTGAACTTCGCCCGACACGTTCCTTATCAAAACCGTATTATAACCTACAAAGGCATTTAAACGCAATTTGTCATCGACGCTCAAAGCCCTATCAGTTAAAGTTTTAATGACCGAGTTCGAAACTTCATTCCTCAAACCCTCTTTCAAATTCTTTTTGATTTCACGTATTACGTGCGCACTAACACCTTTTCCCACCCGCTCAGCTTTTTTGATCGCCGCCCTAGTGGCGTTCTCTATGCCCCTGTTGTTACCTTTCGATGCGAAATCTATGACCCTGCCTATGTATCCTATCAGGTAATTCCTGTAGTCTACTTCAGTGGCTTTTGGGTTTTTAGGTGGTTTAATCTTGGTCATTTAAGTCACCGAAGTCAGAAACTTTCATATTGTACGTTTTTGATTTAGATAATGCATCAATCACAGCTTCCAAGAACACCCCATCACCCAGAATGTTGTTATACTTAACATCTCGGTCTGCAACTTTGTTTTGATAATCGATCTCTTCTATGGCAGTCATTTGCCATAAGTTACCAAATTCCCAGTCTGGGAATTTAATACCCTCACTTAACTCAATTAGGCCGTCCATCCACATCAATAGGTCATACAATTTGTGAGTTCGGTATTGTTCAACCTTGTCATAATAGTACCGCAAATCAGCCGCGCCGTTATTGTTTAGCCCTTGGGTTTGTTCACCTAGAATTTTGGTTCGGGGGTATCCCGAAGAGGCCACGAAAAGCCCTTGGTAACGATCCGAGATGACGGCTAGACCACCAATACCACTAGCTACGCTCAACCGTTCCACGGCCTCGTCATCCATATCGCAGACTAGGCCTTGGTGGTTCGACGCTAACGCGGCGGCCTCCATAAGGTATGATTGCTTAGCCTCGTTTTGGGCTCTCAGGATTGGACTCCTCGATGCCCTAACAGCGTCGTCCATTAATCCGCGCTGCTTCCGAACGTCCACCACGGCTTTAGCCATCAAATGACTTAATTGCTGGTCAGACGTGGTCATGTTGATGAAAGAGTCGCAAACTAAATCAACTTCTGACTGACCCAGCTGCAGGTGTGACGAGTTGGTGTAATTGGTGAAATTGTGAGTATAATCGTAGCGGCGTTTACCATAGAGCAACCTCACGCGGCTCTTGTGTATCAGTTTAGCGCCTTGAGCAAAGTTGAACGAATAAAGATCCGGGTCAGTGTTCTGATAGATCAGATGTTGCGGAATAATTTTGAACCCCAAAATCTTTTCAGAGTTACTGGAGGGGGAGCGCAACAATTGTTCATCGCCCACGTAAATCGGTAAAACAGCACACCCACCATACATCTTAGCCATGCACAAAGCTTCGTGGACTTTATCGGTAAGGTCATACTTACGTTCGACATCGAAGTATTTTTTATCATCAGCGTCATTGAAAGTGCGCCAAGCCCTAACAATATCATCAGGCACGCACTCTATGACATTGCGAATCAGCGGAACCCGCATCAGTTGCTCAATCTCACGACACCCTAATTCTTCTCGAACGCAAAAACCCGTAGCGCCCGACATGTCGATTGCGGAACCTTGACCCGAGAAGGTGTTTTTAATCATAGCCCCGATGCGCTTGAACATTTCAATTACCCCTTGAATCGTGTTGAATCAGAACAGTTGCCAATTCTCTAGCAATCTCGCTCACCACATTGTCGTATTTTTTCATGTCTGAAGCATTGCTGATAAAGCACACCTCAAGCAAACAAACAGCACCGTGCTCGCGCATAACGCCAAGCCGCTTGCGGGGTGTTTGTGATTCTTTTTTAACGCCGCGTGACTTCAAGCCTGTGTACTTAATCATCACGTCCAGCACATCCATCGCCAGCGCCAAGTCATTACCCTGCGCATCATCACCGACAAGAACCTCAACCCCTGTGGCCGCCACATTGCTTGACGCGTTGAAGTGAATATCAAGCACTACAGAGCCGCTGCCGGTGTTGCACTTGTTTAGAACCGCTGCCAACCCGTCACGGTCGTCGTCTGTCTTGAACGTCGCGCCACGGTCTTGCAAGTGTGCTTTGATTTTGTCGCGGAGTTTGATTGTCTCAGATGATTCGGTTCGCCCGTTTACGCCAACCGCGCCGCTGTCGCCACCCCCGTGTCCTGCAATTAAGAAAATCATTATTTGCCGCCTTTCTTGCGTTCTTTGAAAAATTCATACAGAGTTTTAAGAACCGCCAATGTTGAAGCTACGCACCCCATAACAACCGCGTACTCCTGCCAAGTAATCAGGTCTAGTCCCAAAACTTGATTTTGGCTAGGCGAAGCGCTGGCCGCGTTTACCAGAGAAGCAAAGCTCGTTGGGTAAAGAATCTTGCTAGATAGCGGGCTACTTTTTATCACGTTTAAAAAGTCCTGCACAGCGCTTATTTTTTCGTTTTGCATATATCAACCCTTTTAATACCAACAAAATGAGGTTTGCAAAAACCAAGAATTTTGTCATGAATGTTAGAAAATCCCACACCGCCGCCCCCTTTATTTAAGCGCACTAAGTAAACAAACTGGATAATCGTCGCGGCATAGAAATGATAAAAGTTACCTGTTTCTTTTGCTATAGAGCCGAATAAAAATTGAACCGCGTTTAAGACCGCGTAAATCGCGAGCGGAGTTGCAACTTTTGGCAGGCAGAAAATCAGCGCAATGTCCAATATTGCCGCCGCCAAAAAGTACCAATCATCCGAAGCGCTCGACATTGAATAATCGAATGAAATGCTGGCAACCATTATCAATGCGCAGTATTTTACCGCATCTTTGTTTAAAAGTGCGGCAAATACTGGCAAAATACTGCAAAGATAAAAAACTTGGTCAGTCACTTACATCCCGTTTCGCATGTTTACTTTGTTTCGCTTGCTCAAGTAAACGCTGATGCCGAAGCTAAGTGCCGCGCCAATGCCGCCGATAACCGAGTTCGCCGTGTCAGCATCAACACCCTTGCTTGCTGCGAATGTCAAAAGAACCCCCGCAACAACGCTCCAAAAACTGCGAAACATAGAGCCAGCCATCGATTCCGTCGCGCCGCCGCCGTCAAATAAACGCCGACCACCTGAACCCATGTGACTATCGTTTGGTTTATAAGCCATTTTACTTCTCCTTTTTTAAAAATCAAGTTGTCGTTGTTACGTCAAATCCGAATTTATAATTAACCCCCGAACCAGCAAGAGCAAATGCTGTTGAACCAACCCAAGCTGCTGTAACGGCAGGGCTTGATACAATTACAGCAACCCTGAATTGTGTCGCGCTAAATGGCACAATTACGGCTAGGGTTGCGTGCGCCGCCGCTTGGTTTGCTAAATAAAGCTCATTGACGTACAAAGTCCCAAACCTTGATAAGGTGGTAACGTCAACAACACCCGGATTTACATTGTAGACTGGGTGCGCCGTAACATCAAATGATAATCCGTTCGGCAGCGTGAACAAGTAAGCACCAGAGCCAGCCGTACCAACAGTCGCTCCTTGTCCATACGCAATCTGGATTTGGTGGTACTTATCATACAATCTACGAGACCGCATGTAGTCAGTTTGTATGCTGGCGATAGCTGGCTTAGCTGGCGCTGTTGTAGTAGCTCCAATAATAGTCGTTTGCTTGGCAGTCCAAGGGTTTGATGTTAACACGACTTTGTCATTTACCGTCTTAACCGCCAAAGAGCTTGCGCCGACGTTGGTTGCACTATTATTCACCGAACTATCGAGCACGAAAGGTGTCGGCACAACCGCAACTGGGATGTTTTCCGGTCTGCGCTCAAAGTGTACCTGAACAGAATCTACAACATTGTTGATGATTAGATTTTGCGAAGAATAATGCAAGATTTTGATGTCGAAACCTTGCAAATAAAACGGGTCAGTGAGCCCAGATGCCCAAGTCGAACCCTCGAAGAATCTATCGTTCGGTTTAATGGCATTGTCATCAACTTTTACTAGAGACAACGCGCCTAACGACGTACCATCAGCGCGTGTAAGCTGTAAACTCATCTCCTTATCATCGCCAAGGTTGCCACCAAAAGTAATATTCAAGCGCACTCGAATCTTAATTATCTCTTTGGTGTTGCCACTTATTGGCAGAATTCTGAAAGCGCCGCCACTAACTGAAACACGGTTGCTGTCGCTTAGCAAAGACTTCCAGTCCGCATCTGTTACCACAGAAGCTAAAGATACACTTGACGGTGAAGTGATAGTTTGGCTTACCTGCTTACCAAAGGTTGTAGCGTACCATTGCGTACCAAGTCCCGGCGGGCTTAAAGATGCAACTGTACTGTTCGTCGTACTCAAAGCAGTTGAAGTAGAGGTGCTTAATGAGGCAACAGAGCTGTCAACAGTACTCAAGCCAGTTGAAGTAGAAGTACTCAATGAGGCAACTGAACTATTGGTTGTACTCAAAGCAGTCGAAGTTGATGTTGTCAATGACGCAACTTCTGGGCTTACGACATTGACCCACGTACCTGCGCCCTTGACTGGGTCTGCAACGGTGCAATTCTGAACCTGCAAGCCAGTGCCGACTTTTATGGTGCGAATGTCGCCCACGGTGTCAGCCGTCATTGATGCAGCGTAGTTGTATGTCGCGGTCGGGGTAAGCTGAAACTTAGAACCCGCAAATTCAACAATGCCAGATTGACGTGCAGCAATAACGTTACTTCTGTTTGCGCTTGTCGTACCGTTGCCGTGCTGGAATATGACTTTATCAGCCTGTGACGTTGTGTAAATTGGGAACAATCCCGCATACAACACACCGTCATCAGCCGAAGTGATACCCCTGCCAAAAACTGCACCATATCGGCCATTTACCACATTTTGAAAGCCTCCCGCAATAGAGTAATCACCGTTTGCACCAAACGATATAGTGTCGCCCCATCCCATTGAGTATAAACACGCGCTATCTGTTGTTACCCGTGCGCCGCCTGCAAGTGTGTAGCTACCATTTGCAGCGCAGTTCAGCCCCCACATAATCGAGCCGTTAGACAACGGCGAGTTGAATGGAAAGCGCGCGTTTGCTGATTCTAGCGAAACCAAGGTGTTGAAGTTGGATATGGCAACGTTGCCGCCGTCATAAAGCCCCGTGCCACGGCTAAAGAATAACGGCGCATTGTACGTTTGGCGCGCGCCAGTCAACGCATTAAACGCGCGGTAGTAACCATGCTCCCAAAGTGACTCACCAATAAAGTGGGTATCATCGCCCTCGGTGTCAGCTGGGCTTGTGCGCGTGAGTAAGCCATCTGATTTTACATAAATGCAGTTCGGGTTCTCGTTAGAACAGTAATACTCCTGCGCAATCACAACTTCATATCGCTCATGGAGCTTAGCCAAACCGAACACAAGCATAGGTGTAACCTTGCTCATCCACGCTTCGGCACGAAACTGAACATCAAGCGTGGTGAACTTGGCTAAGTACTGGCCGAAAGTGTCGGTAAGTGCATTCTCTTCGCCTTGCGTCCAAAGCAAGTAGTCAATCTTGGTCACGCCGGCCAATTCTGTTGTCGCAAGCGCATTCACAACCTTTGTCGCAAGCGCGGCGTACCGAACAGAAGCCGTGCCTGCCCCCATCCATTCCTCGATAGCCTTGCCGCCTACCGCATCGTGAATCAAGTAAACGGGGCGCTTGGTTTCTTCGCTCATGCGGTGCGCGAACGCCAAACCAATGCTATTTTTGGAAAGGTTGCCGTCGGGCTGTGAGCGAGAAAAAGGCGTTTCTGTAAAGTCGCTTGACCCCCACGCGTTTGTCACACCGTCCCACACTTTGACGTTAGGGTCTGCTGGGTTCGGGCCATCATTGCGTTGTCCAACCGCGTTGCTTTGCCCAGTTGTTACAATGACGATTGGGCGCGTGTCTTTTGTATTCAACACGGCAATGGCGCTCGAAACAACGCTCAAGCCAGTTGAGGTTGAGGTACTCAATGAAGCCACTGAACTGTCAACATTGCTCAAACCAGTCGAGCTTGACGTACTCAATGAAGCAACCGAGCTGTTTACCGAACTAGAAACTGTATCAAACGCTGCAATCGCACTGTTTGTACCACTCAATGCAGTTGACGTTGATGTGCTCAGCGAGGCCACCGCACTATTTACGGGCGATAGGTCTGTTGAGCCACCCTCGCCAACCAACGTACTCAACGATGCAACCGCACTATTGGTGTTGCTTAATACTGTTGACGTTGACGTCCTTAATGAAAAGTCTTGACCGTCAACGTAAGGCTTTGCGACTGTTGATTTTATCATCCCCATCAAACCACCCCGTTCCATGTGTAAGTGCTGCCTGGCGTTGCGCTAACATATATCTTGTTGGTTACATAAAAACCGCTATGAGCGCCGTACTCAACGCCTGCAACTGCGCCGTTGTCACTTTGCAGAGGGTAGCTGATTGTTGTCGTGCCGTCACTTACATCTACAGTCCCGGACAAAACGTAAATGCTCAAAGACTTGTAACCCTCAAACACTTTAGTTGATAAATCGTTCTCAACAAAACCGTGCCGAAAAACCGCTGGAATTTCTGCGATAAAAGGGCAGGCTAAAAGAACCGCGCCCTGTTTCAAGTACGGAGTTACTCCGTCAATTGCAAAGTCGGTTGTAACTCCACCAACGATTTTACGCAAAAAGTCAGTGCATGATTTTTCTGAAACTGATGGGAGGGTCGTCAATGAAAATTGATTAATTAAGTCACCCGGCGCGTTTGGCTCGAATAGATAGCCGACTTCGATTAAAGAACCATCCCCTAAAACTTCAATGTCATCATATGCAGCCTGAACCATGTCAATGGTTTGCCCGCCAAAAATGTATTTTGTACGCGGCGAGGATACGGATATTGAGCTGTTTAAATTGTAGCGTTGCCCTGCAACTGTCTGCAATTGACCGACCAATTTCCAAGAAGTTAGAGAGTCTGTTGCGCCGCATGATTGGGGCGGTATCCACGGTGGCGTTGCGCCCGAAATTGAAACGGGCGCGAGGTCATTCAAAGTCAGAACTGTAACGCCCGATGTGCCGATAACTTGACCGCCCTCGACGTAGTCAACGACTTGCAAAAACTCAACATCAAGCGGCATTGCCTCAATCGCTTCTTTAATTTCAGCAAGACCAATTTGTGTCTGGTCACTTTCGGTCTGAAGCGTAGATTGCAACGATTGTAACAATGATTCGAGCTGGTCTGTGTTTGCGCTGGTTGCCTGCGCCTGCGTGAGAATGCTTGAAACCGCAGTCAGAATCTGTGAGCTTGTCGCGTTGCCAGTCGTACCGATTGCCTCGAGCGTGTCAACTGCCAAAAGGATTGGCGCAAGTGCGTTTGTGTCTGCGTCAATGCCCGCAACGCTGCTTTTAATCGCTGTGATTAAAGCGGTGTAATCAATGCTTGAACCGCCCCCACCGCCACCACCGCCGCCGCCGCCGTGAATAATGTCCACTTGGGTGTGTGGATTGCGAGCACCCACGTTGAGGGGTTGACCGTCGGGGGTAGTAAACGATAAATCAGGTGTATTTACGTCTTCGATTGTCATCTTAATGACCTTTATGTTCCGCAGCGCGAGCAGCCGCCAGTTATGAAATTTTTAATTGAACCCATGATTGCGGTTGGAGGTGAGGGAGTGGTGCGAGTGGCCTCCCATTCCAACGCCGATGCCTCAACGTCCATATTGCCCAGATTTGTGGCAACGGTAAAATAGGCCAACCCGCCTTTCCACGTCGCGGTTGTGTATTTGGACGCGTCAACCTTCTCGGTGTGGAGCTTGCTGCCGATGGTAAGATGCATTAAGCCGTTTTTTACTTCTATACGAGATAAATTCTCTATTGTGGTTTCTAGGATTTTCATTTGTGTCTACCAATTTCAACAATAAGATCGATACCAATAACAAAATCACTGGTACAACGGGATAAAAACTCATCAACTTATAGGATAACGATCCGACTATGAAGAACACACAATACCGCGCCCAAACGCATAAAACGCATGAATTGTCGTACAGGAAAGATTTTATCAATTTTGTCATTTAAGGCAAATTTTAACATTCAAAGCCTCAAATGCGCAATATAGGACATTTTGATGATCAGCGCCACTTGGTTCGGGGGGCTTCACCGAATTTCGATACAATCTCCCAAATCACAGTATTGATTATGCCATCACTGGCTTGGGTTCCGTCTTCATTGAATGTGGAGAATTCAGACCTGAATTGGCTAAGGTCAGTATATTCGCACGAATAGCGGTTGATGTCGGCTGGGATTTCGAGTTTACCTTGCTGCAAATGCAAGAAAGCCTCATTAGCCCGTTGCGTCTCGTCTTTATACTTAGGTGTGACCCCGATGCTGAACCCACCCCAATCGTTGAGTTTCTTGTGCTCACGCATAGACTCCACTAACGCGATGTTAGAATCGCCGTTTATGATTACCCCCCCGAAAGTCTCCCGCGGCATCATATTGTGGCCTAAGTTAGTTATTATCTTGACTATATTATCAGCCAAATCCGAGAACGAACACACGAACATACCAGCATCTAGCAGATAAGCTGTATCGTGGTCATAACAATACCCGATCAATGAATAAGAATGGTTTCCGTTTGAGTTCTCGGCCAGTTGGACACGCAAGAAATGGGTATATAGGGTGATTGGCACTGCGTCATAAACTGGTAAGTCAAAATCAAACAGACCATTCAAATAGCGCGATGTTATGTAATTAAATACTCGGCTAGACGCATCCACCTGATCATCATATGAACTTTGTGGGAAATGTCGCAATTCCTCGATATAGTCATCATTCCAATCGCCTTTCAGCATCACCACGTTGCTAACGTTAACTTGGGCGGCGAATGGTTCAGCCCTGCTCGACTTGTCACCCGATTCGGTACTAGAGTGGACAGAAAACCCAGCCAGTAATTTAGTCATAGTCAATACTTGAGATTTACCAGCTTGGCCAGGGTCTTGAGGAATTGAGATTGGCACTGGTACGCCGTCCAATTGTGCGATAGATTTCAACTGTTTGTCTCGTTCATCCGCCAGTTTGCGTTCACGCGTGACATGTGCTAGTAAGAAGCGACCATCAGGCATCACACCCATTTTAACCGATGAGGTGTAATCGCCGTCAGTGGTGGAGGCGAAATCCCAGCCACGGGCAAATTTAGTGCCATGCGGTATGGCGTCCACGATTGTGATGTTGTCGGGCTTGAATAGTTCACCGCCCTCGAGCGTTGGGCGTTGTTGATACAGCGAAGCCCATGAACTTTCAACCATTGAATTCTTACGGCCAAGCAAAAATTGTAATGATTTGAACTCGGGGAATAGAGCTTCGCCGATCTTGCGCCATTTGCTCTTGGTCTCGGCTATCGCCTCATATGACACGACTTTAACGGTCTTGTCTTTTTTAACCAATCGACCCACTGGGTCATCTATATGCCAACGGGTGAGGACAATCAGTAAAGCGGCGTACTCACTGAACCGAGTACCAAAATCGTCCTGCATCCAAGACCACGCGGCGTCACGCACTGTGCGCGAACTCGCATCAATACGGCCTTTGATCGGATCATCAATAACGCCCAAGTCCAGTGATTCACCAGTGACCGCCCCTCGAACGGTCGTATTACGAAAGAAGCCTTTTTGGTTGACGTACTCAATTACGTTACGGTTGCGCAGGAACTGGCCATCAGCAGCTACAGCATTGGATCTATTGATGTGGGTGTTGGGAAAGACTTTTTGGAATTTGCGGGTTTCGTAGATTCGTTGCAGTTTCAGATTAGCACGGACACCCAAAAATTCCGAGAATGAGCCGTAAATCGTACGTAAATCAGGGTCTTTACCCGCCACCCAACTGACGAAATCAACAACCGCCTCGGATTTACCATGCTGTGGCGGGGCTTGTAATACTAATTTGGGGCGTTTGCCTGCGATGAAGTCCTCGTAAAACTTCTGTAAGTGTTCAGATAAATCCTGATAAAACCAACCTACTCTATGGGCAGGATTCATATAAAGGCGGTAGTGGTAAAATGACTCTCTAGCCATCGCCACCATGTAATCTTCAATCAGGTCGATGTCAGACTTTTTTACCATCTTTTAATTCTTGAAATAAGTCGGTCGGTAGGCCACGGGCAAGCAATTCGGCCTTGAGTTCCTCGGGTGTGAGGTCGGCAGTCGAAGCTTTGTTCAGCGATTCGCCATCTTTGCCAACCAATGATTGGGTAATGCGCTCACCGTAAACGTCAGGGCGTCGAGCCTTGAGCAGGTTGGTGAGTAGTGAATCTGAATAAACCGTCTTAGTGCCGACTAATTCGCCCTTGAAGATGATATCCTCATCTACACCGTACATGGCGCGACGTACAGCCTCGGCTTCAAGCGAATCGGTGATCTTGTCATAAATACCTTGCCAACGGCGGTCAAACGCCTTGCAGATGGAACGCAAACGATATACGTACTCGCGAGATACGGCTGCGTCTTTACATGCCTTAGTCACATCGGCTGTCTCTGACGCCTCAAGGTTCATGATGAAAGCATTTAACCGAGATACGGCCTCGAGGCGCATCAAGTTCTCATTCTCAATAGCCCTAACGGGGGATGGGTCAAAGGAAGTACTCAGGAGCGTTTCCGCTGCGCTTTCAAGTGCTTGCTGGTATTCTAGGGTGGTTGAACAATCGAGGCCAAGGAAACCACCAAGGGCGTACACGGTTAGATATCCGTCATCAGTCAGTGGACATTCGGCCAAATGTGCATCCAATTGAGCGCGATAAGAGGGGTGTTTTTTTAGTATTTCCATGGGGCGAATTGTACCACCCCACGGGGGTTTTGTCAAGGCTTAGACATTAATGAGAATTTGTTTTCCTGCCAATAACCACCTGCTGACCACTTATTGATTACGTCGACCTTTTCGACCTTTATAACAAAACCCGATTCGTTGGCTTTGTTAACAATTTGGATAAAATTAATATAAACATCCCAAGAAGCATCATAACCATTTGAAGACCTCCCGCCTACGTTTATTTGACCTCGGCGCAGCAGGTTATCAAATAAATCTCTCAACTGATGGTCAGTATGTCCTTTATTCTTGGCCGAAAGTCGCTTGTCCCTCGTAAAGATGAACCTTTCTAAAGATGAATTAACTCGCATGGTCTGCCCCTTGCTCAATTAGCATGTCTTCCATCGCCTGATCATAACCTTGCTGCCATTCTTGGCCAAGCTGTGACGAGTCCAGATATCGATTAACATTTGGCTCATAATTGCGGGCAGCGCTGTAGCCCTCGACATAATAAACTGACTTGGCCATGATTAAAGCCCCTCACCATAAAAGAACATTAATGCAAATATAGCACCTATCACAGCGCCACCCAAAAAGTCTAAGAAATCTTTCATTTTCATATTGTTGCTCCTCTATTCACTATTGGTCAAAATTAACCATACCATTATTATACCACAACTAATAGCGTGTGTCAAGTGTTTGTTGTTAATTTTGTTGTTCAGACACAACACCTCGCCCTAAACATGTATGGGAAAGTCTAAAACCAGCCTCTTAAAATAAAATAACTCACGGGGGAATTCTGACTTTATCATCCGTTGTGTCCAAATTAGGTCTGTTACGCCGTTACTTCTGATATTGATAGTCAAGTAACGTTAAAGATGCCGTTTTGACGCGGTTTTTGTTAAAGTTTGTTACGCCGTTACGCCGTTACGTCTTCGAAAAGGAACGTTGAATTAAAATAAGCTTCCGCCCGTACGTGAAAGAACGGGGTCACGGATAATATTTCAGCCCGCGTCGGACGGGCAATTCGGGCGTTACGTCATACGTTACGTGGCAACGTAACCGCGTAACAAACGAGGGCTTTAGATAACGGGGAGGGGGAAGTCGATTTCGAGAAATGACAGGTGACTAGCTTGAATATAAAAGTGGTCGATCAAAGGCGGTTTTGGCTCAGCGTCCCCACTTTAGTTGTACAATCAAAAAGGCTTTCATTGATTGTTAGAACGATTTGTATGGATGACCGTAATCACCCATAGGCACAATTATACCAGCCTTCAACCTGTCTGTCAATCACTGGTCAAAAATCTCAATGCTTCGGCATACTTTTTTTGCCTCTTCCCTACTTTCGCAACTTCAACCATCGTTGGCGTAAAAATCCCAGTGTATCGACTTAGATCCATGTTGTCCCTTAGGTCTGCAATTTTGACGGCTGTTGCAGTTTTACTCTTTTTAATTCTCCCTAAATAGGTGAAGTAATCTTCACCTTGTATTTTTGTTAATTTAATCACGTCGTCCACCACAAATCGATCGACTGAATGTTTGATTAGCAGGTCGTCAGCTGTGACCCCACAATCTTCAATCACATCATGCAAGATTGCCACGATTTTCTGATGTTCAGTTTCAACAGCAGCCATTACCCTTAAGCAGTGTTCAATATAGGGCTTCCCGGCTTTGTCGAGTTGGCCAGCGTGTTTTTTAGTGGCTAAATTTATCGCGTTGCTAAGTTTACACATCGGCGTCCCCCGGTTCGTCGATTAAGTTTTCAATGTCTTTTACAACCTGCTTCATTTCCTCCTCAGAATTGACCACAATTTCCAAGTCAGGCTGTTTTTCAATCCAAGCGCTTAATTCGTCGACACCGCCCCAATACTTGTTCACCTCAAAATTCAGTCTGCCCTTCCGGGTTACATCGAAAGCACGCAACTCTTCAATTAAATCAATCCATTCCCCGAGCTGCCCTCGAGAATATCCGAGAAAGAATACGTCTGTCATTGGATCTAGTTTAATAATCTCATCCCAAGTCAATGGCATTGGGTCAACAGATTGAACCAATGCGTCTAGCGCTTTTTCGCCGCATTGCTCAGGTTTAATTTGTTGCGGTAAATACTGCCAGCAGACTGGGAAAGTTTTTTTGCTAGAATTAAGTGCCGTTTCCATGACCCAGTGCATGCCAGTTCCATTTGATTTTGGCACTCGTCTAATGCTCCCGATGAAATCCCCGCTGTCGCCCCTTAACCAAACGTCCACGCCGTCAGGTATGCTCTCAATCGGCTGCCACTTACGCGCTTCGTGGGCTTCGATTACTGCTTGCGCAGCTTCATCAAATCGCTCTCTCATCACATCTGTGGTTTCATGCCACGAGGAAGGCACACAAGCCTGATTCTCTAAAGATTCCAAATAAATCTGCCCCAGTGTTTTTTCATTCATTTTTTACCCCTTTTCGTTTTATTAATACAAGCCTTGCACTCGCGCGGCTTTCCAGTTGCCATGCCCATAAACTTAGTGCATGTGTGGCACGCTTGTCCGTTTCGCTGCATGTGTTCGTTATTTAAAGTCATTTAAATCCAGATCCTTTATTTTCTCAAACTTAGCGCCGACACCCGCGTATTCTGTATTGTTTTTTGTGTCAACAATAGATAACCCTCCGTTTTTTTCGTATGCACGCAATGCGATTTTTAATCTATTTGTTCCTGAAATTTTCAGAAGTGCAAAGTCAACAATCAAGTATCTGTGCTCGTTAGTCATGACCAAAACCCCAAACCACGCGCGAACCCTAATTCAGGCGTTGGGTATTCTTCTGAATCTTCTAAAAGAAAAATTTCAATAATATTTCCTGTTCTAAGTGTCTCATAACCTTCGGCAATTTCAGCAGGGGTATAATGTTTAGTAGTGTCTTCGTAACTAATCCATAGCCGCATCGGTTTTCCGACCCAACAGCTACCACGCATTGATTCGCCCGTCGTTGAATCGGTCATTTTCAATATTCTTACTTTGTTTTTGTGAATTTTTCTCATTATTCCCACCCGTTCTCATTCATTTTTTTCCTCAAACTGCGCTAAGATTAAATTTAACCGCTTGCGAATAGATTCGCGCGAATCAGGGCTGCTAAAACATGCGTTGTTGCCAATATCAACCTGCCGAATACGGTATTCAAGGTCTGCAAGAGCGTACTTAACATCATTCTCAAGATGCTTTAAAAAAATGGAGTGTTCTTTGTCATTCATTACAGCTCCTTTGGTGGTTGCGGCATGTGTTGAAAATGGATATAATCAGACCCACGATGATCATATCCATTTGCATAAAACCTATCGTCGTTACTTGTTGCCCTAGTTTTAAATCAGCCGTCATTTACCACTTTTCATTTGACCCAAGGCTTAAATAACATTCGCGCTATCCTAATCGTAAGTATTAGCCAAAACAAATCCCAGAATTCGAGGCTGATACTAAGGCTAGGCCAGTAGACGGGTAGTGAATGCCGCAAGGCTAACTGTGAAACCCAAGTGACAAATAGGTACGTTAATGCTGTTCGTAAAACACCAGCTTAGCTAATTCAGTATTGTCATTTTTCATCTTCACTCCATAATAAAATTCAATTGTGCGCAGTGGCCGCGTTTAATTCACGCGGGTGCGTCGTGGTTAAGACATTGGAACACCCCCGAACGTATCGACTGTTTTTGCTCAGCGAGCCAACGCTTAACTACCGCTATGCTGGTGTCCGAGAACATGTTTTCTGTTTGCGCTAACACATCCTTGATCGTCTGGTACGTCCCGCCGTCGAGCCCTGCGGGTTTGCCCGCTTCTACGCGGTCTACTGCGCCACGTATACCACGGGCGGATGTGACGACCCCCGCCACTGCGCTATCGACATCTGTGTAGCGCCCGCTTTTTAGAGCGATGTACATGAGTTCGCACACTTTGAGCAGCGTGTACAAGTCGTTCTCCCCGCCGCGCCCCGCCATAAGGTTATCTAACGCTACGTAGTAGTGCGTCAAGATGCGGCGCACCTCTGTTGGGCGCAGCACCGACAACAGGGCTATTGGGTTAAGCACTGGCCGTGGTTTTCGTTTTTTCTGTTGCATTTTCACTACCTCCTGAACGTGCGGGGCGTTGTTCAAGTGGCTCATATTCAGCGATGACTAACCCGCTCTCAAGAGCCACTTGATAAGCAATCGCGGCGATTTGAGTTTCGAATTTCTTTTTGATTATTCGCGTACCCCAAAGCACTTGCCACTTGCCGTCCACCAATTGAGGTGGCGTATTTTTAACCATTTCAATCATCTTTCTCACCCCCCTTAAAATGAATCTTTCTTGGGGCTTCATTCACATCGAAGTTTGGTTTTGGCGAGGGGTTTGTTATCGGTTGCAGCCAATTATCCGTGCCATACGTTCTACGATTTGAGCGTAAAAAAATGTGTGTTATGACAAACGTGATCAAAGGTACAATTGCCATCAACGCTATAATTACGATTTCTTTCATGATTATCCCCTTAACGCTGAAGTGGCCAGCGGTTGATTTCTACCTAACACATAATCAGGTCGGCGTTGGTTAGGTTGCGGTTGGATCGCTAAAATCCGCCAGCCATCAGCGATGTGGCTTTGCAAGTGGTCGGTGCAAGCATCCTCAAGTAATAGGGTTTGATTGATACTAAGTAAATTGTTACTGGGTTGTTCTTGCTGACATTTCTGGTTAAAAAATCGGTCATCGGTAACGCTCTTAATAGTTTTTTCAATGACTGACCCAATTAATTCTTTAACATCAAATTGGTCAGGGATATCAATCAATATCCTGAATCGATCTTCAACATTAAAGTATTCGCCACAGTACCCCGAATCTATCAACCCCATCGCTTGTTCGGCAGTACATATGACACGGCCATCGATTTCCTCGACACCAATTTTCTGTAGGGCTTCCGCTTGTTTAGCTTTTTTCTCCACTAATTCGTCGCCGTAGCACCACTCAGGTTTAAGTTCATATAATAACATCACTTCTCCCAAATTTTGCAATTATACGTTGAGATCATGCCCGACTCTTTATGTAACCATACCGAAATCAGTGCTTCTAAATCGGTACCATTAGCCCCCCAGATTGGCACATGTCCTTGGTGAATATAGTCATTGGGGTCTTCAACTCCATCGAGACCGCAAAACAGTTGATGGATCTCCCGCCCCAACACCAACGGATCAACTCCGCTGGTCTGCGCTAATTGCACCAGATCTCTCTTATGATCCACTACAAAAATCCCAGTGTTATCGATCTCGCCGGTGTAGGAGTCCCAAACAGCGATGTTTATATTAATTAACATGTGGTAACTCCATTTGCTTATCTTTCATAGCTTTACGTAAACGGTTGCCAAGGTTCATGCGCTGCATTCCGACGTTCAAGTGTTCATATTTAGCGATTAACGAGTCTCTAGATACCTTTAGTTTCTCAGCAGTCATTGTGTAGATTTCTTCCAGTGTCTCACCGCGCAATAAGTTAGCTACTTCGTCGTCGATATCCACGTATGGTCGGCCTGATGCTGTTTTGGCTTCATGAATTACATACTTGTCGAAATTGAACTCGTTACCACAAATACGCGGCTTGCCGTCGCCCTTAACTCGGGTTTCGCGCGGTGGTTCGACTTTGGTGATTGTTATTTCCGTGTATTGCTCGGGGTTCCGTGGCCGTCCGTTAGCGGCGTCGCCCCAGCCGATGTTGTAGGCATCTAGCTGCTCCCGCACCCAACCATTTACGAGGCGCGTTGTTTTCCTGTCGCCATTCTCGCATTCGTTGTAGCCGATGGTATATGACATCTGCAGCGTGCGATAATCAACCTTAGACTCCATCGGTTTATCAGCTTCTCTTGTCTTCTCGATTTCACCGTGATCAGGGTTGTATTTTTTAAGTGTTTCTTCGCTGACAGTGCGACATTGGCCGTTACGTACTTTAAACAGGCCTCCCTCATCGGTTTCATAAGTAGTCCAGCTTCCACTGCGGCTAATTTCTTTAACTATCTTGCCGTTAATTTGAATTAACTTTTTGCGGATTTCCACGTCATTTGTATTGAATTTGGTGATTGCCATTTTATTTTTCCTCTATTCACTATTGGTCAAAATTAACCATACCGTTATTATACCATAACCAATAGCGTGTGTCAAGTATTTCGTCGACAAATATTGCATCATTACAACAAATTGAATTCAGTTACTCCCGTCTTATTATTGTTGAACACGAACCACACATGATTAAAGTGTGAAGTTACCAGTTCCCCGCCAGACTCGATCACTAACCTTTCGGGTATCACATACATCTTTGTACACAACTCATTCATCGCTTTTACTCTGGACTTAGCAGCTGCGAAACCCAAAGGCAACAACAGTATCACATCATGCTCAGTCAAACTCGTCAACTTTTCCACAAATTTCACAGCATTCTTATATGGTGGGTTGCTCACAATAACTGAATTAAACAGTTCAGTCCTAATTAAAACGTCATCACCCGTGGTAATATCAGTTGATATAACTGAATGGCCTTTTTTATTTAAGTAGTTGCTGATATGGTTCATACCGCACATCGGCTCGTATATTGTATTTGGCAATGTTGACCCTATCCGATCATACAATAAATCCAACGCTCTAATTGGCGTGGGGTAGTAATCGTTAGGTTGCCTATTTTTATTGACCTTATGGTGACTATGGTTATACTTCATTTGTTAGTTCCTTAATTAATAGTATGATATTTAATTCATCGAATGAATGATGACAAGACAACTGCACCATTTCTTCCCAAGACAAACCACCCACCGTGTCAGTTTTGTTGTGTGGGATTAACGCATATAAAGTAGACCACGATCGCCCGCCCGTTACCTCAACAAACAAAAAGCAATGGCCGCCGCGTCTGCCGTGACGCTTTAACCATTGCCTTTGTTCGGCGGTGAAATGGGGTATATTCACTTTACCCAATTTATTGATTTCCACAGTCTTTAGTTCAATCCACCCATTAACACCATTCATCGAATAAGACACGTCAGGGATGCCCTTAGTGTGTTTATCCTCATGGCGTTGAGCCGCCCAATAGGGCGACATTTTACTTTGGATTAATGACCAAAAAGCCGTTTCAGTTCTTTTCGCCATCTTGCTTTTTCAGGAAGTTGGGGATGTCATCGGCACTCATCACACTTACTTTAATTGAAGTCCCTGCGAACATTTTCTGCAGCGCACACGACGGGCAATCGCACTCTTCATCGCTGCCAGCGTTTGCCTGTAGCCCGCTGAAAAATTCCGCCACCAAATCATCAATGGGCTTTTTGATGTCGTCTTCTTTCACAACGGGGCTGATTGCCCGCTTTTCGGTGATGATCGATTTCAGTAAGATTAGATATAAAATCGCGTCATCGATTCGACCGAAAATTGGCTCGGATTCTGATTGACCCCCGCTGCGGACAAAATTTTTAATCGAATCGATGTGTTTTGTTAAAAAGACCAAATTCACCGCTTCGGGTGATAAGTCTAATTCTTCCGACAGCCGTTTAAAATTAGCTAACTGGTCATCGGAATTGGCATATTCAACGCCCTTAGATTCAGTTAATTTGTGCATCGTTTCAAATGTTTGATCGATGACGCTCTTGAAGTTTTGGTGGTTCATTTTGAAGCCTTTCTGTGTAATGCCGATTTCTCGGCGGAAGTTAATGGCGGCGGTTTGGGCTTATCTGAATTGTTTTGGGCTACGCTATTTTTTCTATACACAGCTACGTTAACTGTGCCTCGGCGAACCCAATCACTGACGTGGATTTTTCTTAAAAGTTTCAATATCATGATGTGGTATTGCGCCGATCTCTTGGTCACCTTTAATTTGTTGGATACTTCCAACGCAGTCAAACCCGAACCCAAGCATGCTAGAATTTTGTCTTGAATATCCATCACAAGCCCCCCTCGATATTACTATCGAGCAGCGACTCAACCTCACCCCAATTAATGTTAGGGTGACGCTCCTTGTAAAATTCGAACTTGGTTTTCAATTCCGAACGAAGAGAAACACAAATCTTGTTGGCATTAGAACCTAAGCCATTCATGTGCAAGAAATCAATCGATTCGGCCAAATCCGCAATTTTAACGATGGCGGCGGCCACTGGTGCCTCAACTTCAGCCATGAAGCGCAGGGTATCGACCGATTTAGAAATACCGCTGTCGATGCATTTCTCGTTGCCTCGAGACGCCATCAACGCCTTGGTGGGGGTTGGAATATCACCTACTATTACTTCGGGCAGGTCGTGAAGTAGTGACCACCCTCCAATAACGGCTCTAGCTATTGGATCGTCCCAGCCATCTTTCTCAAGAACCCCCACGATCGCTAAGCAGATAGTATATGTGCGATACATGTGTTCAGCAATCGATTGACGAACAGCGACGTTAACTATCTGCCAGCGATCAACATGGGACGCTCTCAACATCTCTTGTAAACTAAGCTCCTGCTGCGTCATGGTAACCCTTTTCATAAGTGGTGATCAGATTTTGATCGCCCGATGTGCCGAATTCATAGCCCATGGGTTGACAAAGACACCCATTATTTGAATCCTTCACGCCGCACTCATACGCGAAGACTTCTTCATCCGATAAATGCTGCATCGTCCCCGTTTCGGTTTCGCGCCATGTTCGGTGTTCGTTGACGTACATTTTATGTTCGATAGCCTGTGCAATGTTGACGCCGTTCATTGATGCTAAATCAAACAACATGATACAAATGTCAGCATATTCATCAGGTTTTTTTGGGTCTTTCACTAGCTCGCCAATCTCTTCGTACATCTTCAATAAAGCTGATTGTTGTGTGCGCTGCGGGAAAGTGCGGTCAGCCCAGCCGACGATACGGTCGGTTAGTTGTTGAATGCTTGGTTCTTCACCAATGGGGGAAACGTGGGTAAATTGTCCCAAGTCTGGGAATAAGCTATTTTGGATCATTGTGACGCCCCCCCGTTGACGCAACTCAATGGTCGGCCTGCTCGTGAATCCCCCCACATTTGGGTCACTTCAGCTTCAATGACACGGAAGTCTCGATCAGTGTTAATGCTAACCACATCGTTAACCGTGGCTCCAAACCCCAATATCAATTCGGGAGCTCCGATAGACTCATAAGATTTAGTTAAAATCTCGCGCATCTCTTCCTCGGTTCTGCAGTAATTAATGAAATTCATAAACAGTACATCAACGCCACACATGAACGCCGCTTCTTGGATCTGGGCGGCGCTGAAAGTGAAGATTCGACGAGGTAGTTTAGTTACTGTGGTGAATTCGGTTGATTGACCCAAATCCTCAAAAGTGATTTCTTCTTGATCAGAATAGCAGTCACCTGAATAGCCCACCTGCTTGCCGTTTTCGTCGTAACGATTAGCCACTCGAATCGGGAAAGTTCGAGCAGTTCCATACACCTTAACAAGTTTAATTAGGGTATGAGGGATGCCACAGTCGGCAAGCACTTGAGCGGTTGTGACGTCGCGGCTGGTGGTGTATGGGTACATGCCGTGATACATCGACAAACTGTAGCCCTGTGCGCCTTCAATTTGGACAACCTCAGCTTGGTTCAGGGCTTGCAACCAAGCATCAGTGTCAACAATCTTAATTAAATTCGGATGTGAGTTACATAACTTCAGAACAGCAATACTGGTCTCAGCGTCGTAATGATAGCCGAACGTATTGAGGTCACGGGGGTCGCGGCGGATTCGCTGGATTTGTGCCGCACCACACCCCTTTTTAGTTGATCCAATTCGAGTATTTGCGCCAAGGTGTTCATTTTCCTCGTCGCGGTGTCGCTGCTCAATGACAGCTGCGTTTTTGTGGATGTAGATTTTAACGTCGTCACCCAATAAATCAATGCAGGCGTTGATTTCGTTCAACAGACTCACTGGGTCGATAAGGGAACCCGCGCCGATCATGACTTGCTTTAAATTCGGTGATACAACACCATTAGCCAGCATAGTGTGCACGAACTTGCGCCCATCGGCGTTGATGTAGGTGTGGCCAGCATTGGCCGCCCAAGCGGTGATCACCGTGTCGGGTTTAGTGGTCTCGGCTAAGTAACCTGCAAGCAACCCCTTGCCCGTTGAACCGAATTGTAAGTCCACAATAACATTAATTTGCTTCATTTGCTTCATTTTCTCTATCCTCTACTATTATTAAAAACTAACCAAAATGGCGCTGTTGCCAAGTTTTAATTATACCCCAACCAATAGCGCGTGTCAATTAGGCTACTTTGAAATCAACAAATACTCAAACATTTCCTTTGCGGGATTCATCGCGTTGGTATTACCAAACTCATGGACAACACTGAATTTTTCTTTGAACATTTCAGGTTTATTGTGTGTGATGAACACTGTATTGTTTGATGTCAGTTCATTGGAAAATTCTACGAACCCCCGCGTGTTGAACCCCTCGCAATCAACCAAATAAGGCGTTGTGTCCACATCATGGTATGGTGGATCTAAATACACCACAGAATCTTTGACACTGGAAAAAACTGAAAAATCAAGGTTAGTGAAGACTGGGTCAATTAACTTTCGCAATTTTCTAGTAGTGCTATTTATAAACTCGTTAGTGTAGTTCCCGCGACCGTCCTTATACGTCTTTCCGTATAACCCGATCCCCCTCCCATAACATCCGCCCCACTGTAGGCCTATTGTGAACATGGCATGCAGTGGGTGATTGGGATTTGCGACGGCTTCCACCCTGATTTCTTCACTGTGGCTTACCTCATAGCCGCTGTCTATTATGAATTCATACATTCTGATCAACGGTTCGTTAAGGTCATTTAAGGTTTGGCTTTTCGCCCCGATTATTCTGCTGCTCACCCCGAGCCCGCCACAGAACAAATCGTAGTAATCTAAGCCCTTTACTCTATCGTTTATGTGTTCTGCAACAACTTTACCTTGTCGGGTCTTCCCGCCATAATATCTCATTTCGATGCCTCCCACCAATTATCGCCGATTCCCTGATCAGTTCTAATTGGAACACGGAAGTTGATACGGTCGGATTCCCCGAACGCAGTGACAATTCTCGATATGTCGGCACGGGTTTTAGTGTCGCCCTTGGGAACTGAACAGTCGAACTCATCATGCACGTTCAACATCAAGCGAGAACCATTGTTTTGCTCCTTAAAGTATAACCATAACTCAATCAGTTTTACTTTCAGTGCATCAGCTGCTGTGCCTTGGAAAATCAAACCACCGGCCTTATGTGTAAATTGACCACGTGGGAATCGGATATTTCGACCTAAAATCGTCTTAACAAATCCTCGAGATTTGGCCACCGCCGACGCTTTACCAAGAAGTGACTGGACTCCTGGTATCGAACTATGGTATTTTTCAAACACGGCCATCGCTTCCGCCCCCGGCTTAACGTAAGTTTTCCCGCCATAACCCGCAACTATCTCACATGGCAAACCCATTTCTTGAGCCAGTTTCCCTTGACCCATACCAAACACCAACCCTAGATTGATTTGCTTAGCATTGGGGTCACCTGAAAACCGCCCTGATCGAGGCAGCCCAGTCATGTCGCTAGTTAACTGATGGAAGTCGGTGTCGGGGTTGTCAGTGTACATTTGAATGATGCGGGGGTCATTAACATAATGAGAAAAAACTCGAAAATCCATTTGTGCCCAGTCGTTACATACCCAATCATGTTCAAAAGAGTCTGGTAAAAATAAAGCCCTGACTACCGAGGCAATATCCGCATCACGCTTATGGATTTGCTGTAAGGCTGGTGAATTCACCGACAGTCGGCCAGTGATTGTGCCAAGGTCGTTGTCGCTACGGGTTTGGTTGAAATTCGCATGAACCCGACCATTGTTGGCGTGTGCAAGGATGTGGCCTTTCAAGAATGTGTCGCGAGTTTTCAGCATTTTGCGTAGGGATAAAATCAAAGCCGCTGCTGGATGCTTCATGATTCGCAGGGTGTTAGCATCGATTGACGCTTTCCCGGCACCAGTGGCCGTGGCCATCGTTCCATCGCATAAAGTCCACTGACCATCGATTAATTCAGGCTTAAATAGTTGATGGATCGAACCTGATGGGTTCGGGTTGACTTCAAAGCCAGCCAATTGGTTCAACTCTCGTTGCTTTTGGTCAGCGATTGTGGTGATAGTCTTCACTGCTTTTCTTGCTTCATCTTCATCAACTCGCACACCCTCAAATTCGATATCTACGAGAACTGGGATCAATTGGCGCTCCAGTTCACACACCTCCTGCAATTCCTGTTTTTCAATCAAACCTTGCTGGAAATCATATAAATCTAAGCACGTTCGAGTGTCTTGCTTGGCATATCGCTCAACGATTGATGACGGCGCACGGCTAATATTCTTCATTTGGACGCCTTTAGTCGCTGCTCCCCCAAAAATATCGGCTAATTCCCGGTACATATCGGTGTCTTTACCGACACCGAGGTATTTCTTGCCAACCGAATCCAAGTCATAAGACAGCAAATGCTCATCGATTATGGCAGCCCTCACCATCGTGTCATCACATCGATCCCATGGCAGGATTATCCCTAGTTCGCGTGAAAAATGCCAATCAAATTTAATATTATGTCCCACAATTAATTTGCAGTGAGGTAAAGTGTCTCGCAACCACTCCACCACTCGGGGGGTGTTCCTGATGTCCCAATAATAATCCCGCCCGTCGGGGGTTGAGATCGATACACCGAAGATTTTATCTTTCCACCAATGTAAACCTGTGGTCTCGGTATCATACGCAATTCGATCGAATTGCAATAAATCTGGGAATTGGCTCATGAAGTACCCTTAATTGTGTTATTAGCCACCATACGTCGCTCAATGCTATTAACACCGATGGCGGATGTTAATATTCGGTATTCAATTGTCATCTCTCACTACTCCTCTATTAGGTCACACGGTCTAAAATATCGTATGAAGCTCCACGTAAAATCTTCTTTCCTGTCACTGTGCTGAACCTTAGCGACCGAATAAGTGTGGGGGTTCTCTTTTTCTTTCGGTCTGATGATTTCCAACACTTTAACGTAACCGTAATTCGGTGACGTCCGCAGTCTATACACCTTTCCGATCTTTAAATCTTGCGGTCTCACATCGGTTCCTCTTTAAAATGGGATGTCACCATCCGAAAGGCCTGCGGAGGCTGGTCGAGATGTCTTTGTGTCGTCCCAACTTTTCGAACCAGCATTTTTGCTATTGGGTTGTTGCCCATCCTTGAGCGTGAAAGCAAGTGAATAATAAGCGCCCTTGGTGCTGGTTTTATCCCACCCTGCCACCCAATATTCAACCCCATCAACTGTGGCCGACCCACGGATGTCGGGATGGTTTTCTTGGGTCTTTCGGTCGTTCTTGCTAATGATACCATTGTTGTTGTATTGTGCAGCCATTTTGATTTCCTCTATTATCTAATTGGGCTTTCGCCAAGATTATATTATAACACACGCTGTTGGTTTCGTCAATTTAACTCAAACCCATTGTCGCCCTCGTAAATCAACAAATCATGCTTCACTCGGGTCAGCCCCACATACCACACGCGGATTTCAGCATCTCGATCGGTCAGCATACTATCGATCGTTTTTTGCGTCAGGCCTGTGTGTAAAACCACTTTACTTGCCTCACCGCCCTTGGCTCCATGGATGGTCGATATTCTAACCGTCGGCGGTTTAGACAGATCCACCGATTTGTAAAGTTGAATGTGCTCTAGCGGGACGTTAATCGCACCCTCCCAGCCCAACTTAACCAAACCTTTCAAATTCCCCCCCTCAAATATGTCCTTGCCTCGGGGCGTCAACACTTTCTTTAACTGCCCTAACTCGCGACTGGACAGCCCATCACCATTTTTCAAAACTCCCAGCAGTTTGATACCTTTAGCCACTGAATTTTCAAACGGGTTCTTGTAGGGGTCAGGCGATATAAACGGCACGGCGTTGTTGATAAGTTCTATTTCCATTTCTTTTCGGGTGATGAAGTTTCGGCACAACACCAACACGTCATCGCCATTGAACGAATCTTTGGTGATTAATTGAGTGCGTTGGATTGACCCCTTGTGACCAGCCGAACTATAAATTTTATCAACCCGTTTGGAAGTAGTTTTGATTAACCGTTCAGCCATGTCGTGGACAGTTTTGGGGATACGATGGGACTGACTTAGTACAATTCGTTCAGAGTTATACTTCAATTCGAATTCTTGCATGCCATGGGGGTTCGCGCCCGACCACTCAAAAATCGCCTGATCGTCATCCCCCGCCACAATAACTAAATCCACTGGGTTGGCTCTAATAATTGACTCTATTACTGACCACTGTAAATTAGATAAATCTTGAGCCTCGTCAACGATAAGACATCTACAACCGAAATCCACTGGGCTATCGCGATACATACGGAGCATATCCGAGAAGTCGAAGAAGCCATTCAGACGCTTCCATCGGGTGTAAGTATTACAGAAAAATTCGAAATCCGAGAAAGACCCCACACGTTGGCTTGTGTAAAATGCTTCTTCGGGTGTCACTTGCATAGCTTCGGCTCTGCCTAACATGAAAATGTAGTAATCACCCAGTTCAAGTTCCTCGAACTCTACGTTGACAGTCCCTCTGAATTTAAAGCCCGATATTTGGCCGAAATCCTTTAAAGTTTGAGAACTAACCACACCAGCCGATGATAATTCCATCTTATTGAAACAAAGCGAATGGATAGTTGACACATTAGATTTTTTGAGGTTGGAACGATGTGTGGCTTCAAGTGCGGCTGTCTTGGTGAATGAGACATAATAGACCGAGTCGCTCCCATATTTGCTTACAGCTTCATCAGACAATTCAACCAGCGTGTGGGTCTTGCCAGTACCTGGACTTCCGTATATGACTTTGCTTTTCATGGTTCTCTATGCTCTATTTAAATGATTTGGATGTGGAGGCTGGGGTTTTGAGTGCCAGCTAGCATTTCTTCCTAATTACCTCATGCGGGTACACAGTTGCGACCTGTTGAATGCGTGTCCATCCACGCCGCTCCACATCTAAATCATCTAACGATATTGTCGGAATCCCGCCGACCGTGGCATTGTTTATTTTCACTTGCATCCGCACTTATCAGTGCGAACCGTTGCTCAAAAAACGCCTAAAAATTCACGCCCGTTTACCGCAAATGCATTTTTTGCTGAAAGCTCGCTTTACTAATTGATGATAAATGAAGGCCGTGCACAACCATTTATTTACCATCAACATGTCGGATTACCCGTTGAAAAATGTCTTAAGCCATGTTATCAAAGTGCGCTAAATTCCCATCAAGCGCAAGCCCAGCAAAAAACACACTCGCATTTTAAAACATCGACCCGACGGTGTTTTAAAATGCGCCCCACAGAACGGTATGGGTCTTCCCAGTACTTGGGCTCCCGTGTATCGTTAGACCGATTTGGGCGGGCGGTCAGCTTCACAACCTCTAACTTCACTGTGACAGCCCTTGGGTTGCATTCTATCATGCCTCG